AAGCACCGTACCCATAACGCGCTTTGCCGCTTCCGAGCCTTGTTTGAGCCGCTGTACGGAGTCATCGAACTGGCCGAGCTTGGCGATGGTTTCTTCCGAGAGAACCGCGCCCATGCGCTTTGCCTCATCCGTCAGAGCCGCAATACCCGCCGAGCCTTGCGCTATAAGCGGATTCAAGTCCTGGGCGCTCTTACCGAAGAGCTGCATAGCGAGCGCGTCGCGTTCGGTTTCGTTGGATACCTGGCCGAGTGCGTCGATAACCTCCCAATACACATCCTCGCTGTCGCGGAGCGTACCGTCTGCGTTCGTGACCGCCACGCCAAGCTGCGCGTATGCGTCGGCGTATTTCGCCGAACCCTGCGCCGCATTGGACATGGACTTCACGTTCTTTGCCATTGACCCGGTCAAGGTGTCAAGGGAAACGTCCACAAGGTCAGCGGCATAGGAGTACGCCTGTAGGCTTTCCACGCTCATACCAGTAACGGTGGACTGGGTTATCATTTCATCGGCATAAGCGGCGGCTTCAACGGTCATATCCACGAGAGCCTTACCCGCAGATACCGCCGCCGTGCCGATGGCGACGAGAGCCGCGCCCATTGCGGCGCCTACGCCCTTAACGATAGAGCCGAGCTTTTGAAACTTGCCGCCGGATTTATCTGCCTGGTCGCCAGTTTGGTCAAGCTCGTCGCCGAACTTGTCCGTCTGCTTGGCGGCATCTTTCATCTCATCGCCGACCTCGTCGATGGCCTTTTCGTTCTGCGAAAGCTCCCGCTCCATGCCGTTTAGTTCAGCCTGGGCATTATTCAGAGCGGTCACCCATTGCTGGGTGCGCTTGTCGTTTTCTCCAAAGGAGTCCGAAGCGTTCTCAAGGGCTTTCCGCAGGGTTTCGATTTTCTCTTTCTGCGCGTCGATCTGCTTGGTGAGGACTTCGTTTTTCGCCGTGAGCGATTCGACGCTGCGCTCGTTGGAGTCAAATTGCGAGGTGGCGAGCTTCATCTCCGAGCCGAGAACCTTGAACTGCTGATTGATGTCGGAAAGGGCTTTTTTGAATTCTTTTTCGCCCTCGACTCCGATTTTCAGACCGAAATTGTCCGCCACATAACCACCTCCTTCAGCGTTGGTTCAAATAAGTAAAAAGCCGTCCGCACATAGAACAGCTCCGTGTGCGGACAGCTTATATCCCGACCGGAATGATTTCGTCGATGCAATACTCGCGTTTCGGCTTCGTCATGCCGTTAAACTGCATATACACCTCCCATTGGTCGAGGAGATGACCGAGCGGCATGAGCCACACTTCCTTCTCCGGCCGATGCAGGAGGGATACGCCGTAAAAAATCAGTCGGGCAAACAATTCTTCATCGCTTACCCGACCTCCGCGTTTTTTGAGGAATCCTCTTCGCTCTCCACATTCCGCTTCGCGCCCTTCATCATTGCGGACATGATGCTGTTCTTGTACTCGGCAAGCTCGAAGGGAGAAGTAAGCAGCTCGACCGCATCTTCGGTGAGCATTTCCTTCTTGTCCTCCGGGTTTTGCAGGTTGTGAACGAGGACGGACTGATTGACAAGCAGCGTAATAAGCCACACGATTTCATCGAGAGCCATCTCGAAGTTTTCCGTTTTCATCAGCTTCTCGCCCAAGTTGGACAGACCGCCGTAGCGTTTGGCGATTTCCTTTGTGGCGCGGGTAGTGAGAATCATTTCGTAATCTTTGCCGCCGATGCGGACGGGCGCGCTTCTTTCGTCAGCCATTATTCGTCACCTCCAACAGCGGGAGTGAACACAGGCTCGTAGACCTGCGAGTACCAGCCGGAGATAACAGAAGCCGGAACCCCGGCATCGCCCTCGGTAACCTCCGCTTTCCACGGATGCTTCCCGTTAAGGTCGAGCTTGTTGCGGCGCAGCACCGTACCTTCGATAGTCGGCGTGGAAAACGTGATGGAGTCGCCCTTCGTAGCAAGGTTGGTGGCGGGAATGCCGAACTTCACGCGGTACAGCCAGAAGTAGCGGTATTTGCCGTTGGACTTCTTGGCGCGGAAGCCGATAGCGACCGGGTCACCTCCGTCTTCGGATGCGGCGATAACCACGCCGTTGTCGTCGATTTTAGCCCCGGTGAGGTCTTCAGCGACCGTTTTTCCGATGTCGTCCACGCCGAGGGACAGCGTTCCGCTTTTGAACTCCTTGACGACCTCCGAGGGGCCGTCGTCGGCGTAGAGGGTGGCTTCGGCAAGCTCAACCGAAAGGTCGGCCTGCATAGCCTTTGCAAGTTGCACAGGAACCGCATAGGTTTCGTCGCCGTTCGCGCCCTCCGTGATTTTCGAGTAGTAAAGTCTGTCAAGACCGATAGTAGCCATAATTCATTCCTCCGTGTTATAAACTTGCGCCACGTCAATGGCGCTGTGATGATACCCGGTATCGTCTTCGTGGGTAATGTACCGCCTGTCGGTTATGGTGATCTCCGAAGCGAGCAGCGCGCTCACGATACGACCGCGCGTCCGCAGGTAGTTGCCTTTGTCGAAAAGAGAGATTCGAACTTCCTGCACTTCATGCTCCGGGCGATTGTCCGCATACAGCTCAAAGCTGTCGACAAGCGGTGTCAAAACGACGTAGCAGTCGGGCGGCGTGTCCGAGAACACCCCGGTTTCAACGGGAATGCCCATACTGCCGATGATGCCTTTCAGCGTGGTCAGCAGATATCTGTCGCCCACGGAGATTGGCGTAAAGAGCGCGCGGACGGTCATATCTTCCGTCACATGAGCGGTCGATTCACTCCATCCGTCAAACTCGTATCCTTCACGCGACGGGTCTGCCGGAGGCATAACGGAGCCGCCGGAGTCCACAGTTTCGGACTTCAAGACCGTGCCGTCCCAATCAAGGAACTGGACGGTGCATTGCCGGATGCCCTCTTCAGCGGTGATTTCCACTTCGCCAAGTCCGACATAGGTGTTGCTCGGCATATAGCCGTCCTCGCATACCACCCACAGAGTGTCTGTTACGACTGGCTCATCCAGGTCAAGGTCGAGAGTGGCAAACGCCGCCTGTTCAAACTGTCCCTGGGCGATGAGCCGCCCCATGTCTGCGTCCGCATAGACGGATACGCTCTTGGTAAGGTGGCTGTAGGAGGAAAACTTGTTATACAGCTTCAGATGCGAGATACGCAGCGTTGCCGGAAACGACCACTTCCACCAAGCAGGAAAAGCGTCGCGCGATGATTCCCACGAGCAGCTTGGACCTTCGTGAATTCCGTCTGAAGCCTTCCAAGCGAATGCTGGTGTCCCGGAACTATTGACAGAGCTTGCGGCGACAAGTCCATATTCCGTGTTGGAACTGATAATGGGCTGTGTCCACGGAATCCATCTGTATCCGCTCATATCTTCTCGACCTCCTCCTCAAACACGCGCTTCATAGCGTCGATGCATTCAGATTTGGATGCCGATTTCGCTGGTTTCAGAAATGGTTTAGGCGGCTGACCGCTTTTGCCATATTCCAGGATGTTGGCGATTTTGGCGTTGCTCTCGCCGTTGCGACGAGGCTCTGCAAATCCCACCTTCACATCGTGGTTGCCGTCCCGGTTTACCCTCGGCTGTGAAACGCCGAGAGCCGAAGCGAGCTGCCCCGTAGATTTGGACTCGGTTTTCGTATTTGCGCCGATTACGGATTCGAGGTTGCCGCGCACCTTGTCGGCGACGACAGCTCCTCCGGCTTCAAGCGCCTTACCTGTGATTTCATCGGTTTTCACGCCGAGCCGAGAGAGCTTCAGAAGGAAATCCTCCGGCATTTTGATATCGCATTTAGCCACTCGGTTTTACCTCCTTTGCCAGCACCTCAACATACATACCGCGGCCTTTCACATCCTCCACAGAGGTAATTTCAAAACGGCCGCTCTCGTTTACCACGACCATAGCGGTGGTGACCGTTATGCCGGGTATGACGCGAAAACGGAATAGGTCGGTGGCTTCCGAAAACTGTGCGCGATTCGCCCAGCGTTCGCTGCCGTGCCGACCTTCCCGATACGCGCGCACGGACGCGAGGATTACATCCGTCTTGGTGGAGAACCCTTCGCTGTCCTTTACGGTTCGTTCTTCAATAAGGTCAATAAATGTGTTCATCTGCCCATAGCTCATACTCACACCTTCCATTCCCGGTCAAGCCGGAGAAGCAGGTTTACGGTGTTCCACACCTGCTGCCCCGCTTGAACGCTGTCCGCAAAAAAGCCGCCCGTGCTGCCGTCCCTGGATTCGTAGAAATGGGACGACAGCATAATGACGGCCTGTTCTGTGGTGGGTGGCATTGCGTGTTCTGCATACCATCCCGCCGTGATGTGCTGATAGCTTTCGGCATAGGACACGGCGGCGGTGATATACATTTCAAGCAGCGCGTCATCCACGCTGTGTTCCAGAATGAGGTTCGCTTTGACTTTCTCAAGCAAGGTCATATATCATCGCCGCCTTTCTGATTACGCGCCCATCTGAAGGAGCTTGATGCCCTCGTTCAGAATGACCTTGCCGTCCACGCGCTCGGTGGCGATGAAGCCCACCTGACCGTTTCCGGCGTAAAGCTCGTTCAGACGCTGAACCGTGCGACCCATACGGTCGGCAATCCAGTAGTTGGAGAAGTCGCCGAACGCAATGGGAAGCGCACCGGCCGCCGCCACGGGAACGTAAGGAGAGGTGTAGATGGGATAACCGAGCAGACGGTCGGGCTGACCCGCCTGAACGCTGGGCTGCCACAGGTACGCGCCGTTGTTGTCCTTCAGCTTACGCAGAGCGGAAATGGTGACATCCTTCATAAGGAACACGGCGTTTCTGCGGTACGGGGACTTCAGAGAGTGGATGAGGTCGATGATGTTATCCACGGTGATAGCGGTGGGGCTTCCTGCAGTAACGCCGACCTCGCCGCCGTTCGCGGTGAAGATGCCGGAGGGCTGACCCACGCCGGAGCCGACGCAGAACGCTTCCTCTTCGGCCACGCCGAAAGCACGGGCAAACTCCTGGGCGATGTAGGACTCAAGGTCGAACATGGAGTCCTGGAGCAGCTCGGTGCTGACTTTCACGAGGTCGGTCAGCTTGAAAGCGTCAATCTGCTTCTGTGCGAAGGTAGGATTGCTCTCGGTATAAGCCGCATTCTCGGCAGTCCACTGTGCGGACGAATGGGTAGCCGCGATGGGGATTTTGCGCTCGGCGGAGGTGGTGATGGTCTTGGCGATGGAACGGATGATGTTGAACTCATCCAGCCCGGTCACGATTTGACGCTCGAACTCCTCCGGCACGAGGAAGCCGCCGTCAACGTCGATGCTTTCGCTCATGACATTGTGCAGCATGGGCTTGCCGCGAAGGGCGCGACCGAAGTCCTCCTTGTACTCGCTGGAAGCACGGCCGGTTTTCTTGTCAGCGCCGACAGAGCCGGGCTTCACGGTGATGGGGTTGGAAGTCGGCTCGTTGAGCTGCGCGTCGATAGCCGCCTGACGGGACAGACGCTCGATTTCGTCGCCGAGAGCCTGGACGTTCTTCTCCATCTTGTTGTAGGTCTCGGCATCCTCTGCGGAAATGAGACCGTCCGCGCCACGGCGGGTTTCGAGGAATTTCTTAGTGGCATCCCAAGCCTGGGCGCGCTTTTCGAGCAGTTCCTGAATCTTGTTCATAGTGATATCCTCCTAAAAATTAGTGTTTAATGAGAGAAAGCCGCTCTACCAGCGCATCGGCTGATACAGGCGGCTTTTCGGACTTATGGGGTTTTGCTTTCGGGAGCTTGTCCAGCAGAGAGTTTGTGACCGCCCTCCGGCTGAACATGAAGCTGTTGACCGCGATTTCTTCGGGCGGAGCTTCATCCTCGCCCTTGAATAGGATGCCGTCCGCAAAGCCCAGCTCCACGGCTTTGTTGGCGTTGAGCCAGGTCTCGGCATCCATCATGTGGGAGATTTTTGCTCTTGACTGGCTGGTCTTGATTTCGTATGCGTTGATGATGGACTCTTTCACTTCGTCGAGCATGGCAATGGCTTTCTGCATTTCCTCGCTGTCGCCGATGGCGATGGTGAGCGGATTGTGAATCATCATCAATGCGGTCGGGGCCATAAGGACTTTCGTGCCGGCCATAGCGATGACCGAAGCAGCCGAAGCCGCAATGCCGTCAATTTTGACGGTAACGTCGCCCTTGTAGTCCATGAGCATGGAATAGATCTGACTTGCCGCGACGCAGTCGCCGCCCGGCGAGTTAATCCAAATCGTCACGTCGCCCTCTGCCGAGAACAGCTCGTCCTTGAACGCCGCCGGGGTGACGTCGTCGTCAAACCAGCTCTCCTCCGCGATTGTGCCGTCGAGGTAAAGGGTACGGGCGCCAGTTTCCTCATCCTTTACCCAATTCCAAAACTTGTTCACTTGGTTTCCTCCGTTTCCGATGTATTCGAGCGTTCCAGTTCAATCACCGACATAATGGCGTAGTTTGCGAGGTCAAGGAACGTATCCCTGACCGACTCGTTCTCCACCTGCGCCGCCCGGACACACAGGCTTTGAAGCCGATTGACCTTGTCGGTGATGCGTGTGACCGCGCTGATAACACCGAGCTTTTTGAAGGTCTCGCCGAAGCTGTCGCCGTAGTCGGCGTTCTTGCGGCGGTACACTTCATTCAGCTCGGCGCAGATTTCAGCGTGTCTTTCGAGTTTTGTTTTCTGTACCATTGTTCTCACCATCCTTTCCCGTGTCCGCCCCGGTTCCGGCGAACGCGCCCGCATCTTCGAGTTTTGTCATTGCGCCGTTTATGAGATACAAATCGCCGCCAAGTTCGGCGGGAATGCGGTCGAGGTTTTCAAGCTCACGGATGTCGTTGGCGGACATCCAGCCGTTCTGCCGCGCGGTCGCGTAGCCCGTCATTCGGGACGCATAGTCGCCGCGAAGCAAGCCGTCCACGTTGAATTTGATGAACTCCTGCGGCTTCTCGCTTTCGGAGAGAAGCACACGGCTCATGGACTGCTCCCATCGGATGCACCAGGGGTCGAGCGTGTATTTCACGAACTCAAGGCTCTGCTGCTCGATGTTGCTGAACGAGGATTTTTCCAGGTCGGCGAGCATATGGGGAGGGACGCGGAAGATACGGGCAATTTCATTTATCTGAAACTTGCGCGTTTCGAGGAACTGCGCCTGTTCGGGCGAGATGCCGATGGGCTGATATTTCATGCCCTCCTCAAGCACAGCCACGCGGTGGGAGTTTGCGCTCCCTTGGTAGGCGGCGTTCCAGCTCTCCTTCACGCGCTGCGGGTCTTTGATGGTGCCGGGATGCTCCAACACGCCGCCCGGAGCCGCGCCGTTGGCAAAGAACTTGGCCCCGTATTCCTCGGTTGCGATGGCGAGTCCGATGGCGTTTTTCGCCATTGCTATCGGGCTGTACCCGACAAGACCGTCAAAGCCGAGTCCAGGAATGTGAAGCACATCCGATGGCGAAAGGTAAATCTGACTCGTCTTGCCGATTGCCGCCGTGTCCTCCTGGCTTCGCTGATAAAGGTAGTAGAGCTGCCCTTTGGAGTCGCGGTCGACTTTCATCTTGTTCGGCATGAGCGGGTACAGAGCCACGACCTCGCCGCGAGCGTTGCGAATGACCTGCGCGTAGGCATTGCCCCACAGGAGCAAATGGCTCATCAGCGTTTCGCGGAACACGAAGGAGGTCATTTCGGAGTTTGGCTCGTCATGCAAAAGCCGATAGAGCGGGTGTCCCAGGTCTTTTTCCTTGCCGCCCGTGTCGTTGTACTTGTAGACATGGAGCGGAAGCCCAGCGATTGCTTCCGACAGGATACGGACGCAGGAGTAGACCGCCGTCATCTGCATCGCGGAGTTTTCGTTCACGGGCTTGCCAGAAGTCGTGTTGCCGAAGAAGAAGTTATAGCGGCTTCCGTTCAATGTGTTTTTAGGCTTGTCACGAGATCGGAACAGCCCTTCAAAAATGCTCATAAGCAATTACCTCCTTCGGGTCAGAGAATAAGAAGGCCCCGACCGTCGTAAACGGAGTCGGAGCTTTCATAGCGGATGGCGCGGTCAAGCCCCATAATAAGGGCAACGATGCCGTCGATTTTTTCTGTGGACTTCTCTTTATCCGGCTTGATGTTACCTGCCGGGTCCTGACGCATGACCACGTTCTGCGCCATCCATTTCAGAACGGGGTTGCCTCCGTGTATGATTTCGCCGCCCATGAGGAGCTTGTACAGCTCTTTGGACGGCGGGGACATATCTTTGTAGCCCTGACCGAAAGGCACGACCGTGAAGCCCATGCCCTCAAGGTTCTGAACCATCTGTGTGGCGTTCCATCGGTCAAAGGCGATTTCCTTTATATTGAACTTTTCCCCAAGCTCCTCGATAAAGGATTCTATGAAGCCGTAATGGACGACGTTTCCCTCGGTGGTGTTGATGTAGCCTTGCCGCTCCCAAACGTCGTAAAGCACATGGTCGCGTCGGCATCGGAGGTCGAGGGTATCCTCCGGTAGCCAAAAGTACGGCAGCACCACATATTTCTCCGTGGAGTCCCTCGGAGGGAACACGAGGACGAACGCCGTAATATCCGAGGTGCTTGAAAGGTCAAGCCCGGCATAGCACTCGCGGCCGTAAAGCTCATCCATGTCGATAGGAACATCGCCGCGGTCGTAGATGTGTTCGGGAATCCAGCAGACCGTCGCCGAAGTCCAGATATTCAAGCGAAGCTGCTTGAACACATTTTCTTCTGCGGGGTTATCCAAAGCGTTCTGATACGCTTCCCGCACACGGTCGATGGTGATGGTGTGACCGAGCGAGGGGTTGGAGCGAAACCAGTTCTCCTCATCCGTCCAGTCGTCCGATTCCGTTAGTCCGTAAACGACGGGATAAAAGGAGGGGTCGGCCTTGCGCCCCGCTTTCACATCGAGCGCCTTTGTGTGCAGCTCATAGCAGATGCTGTTCTTGTCGTTGCCGGCCGTGGTGATGATGAAGAACAGCGGCTGTTCACGAGCATCGCCGGAGCCTTTGGTCAGAACATCGTAGAGCTTTCGGTTGGGCTGGGCATGGATTTCATCAAAGACCAGGCCGGACACGTTCAAGCCGTGCTTCGTTCCTGTTTCAGCGGACAGCACTTGGTAGAATCCGTTGTTGGAGTAGTTCACGATACGCTTGGTGGCGGCAGCGATTTTTGACCTTTTGATAAGCGCCGGAGCCATCTGCACCATCTGCTTGGCAACGTCGAATACGATAGATGCCTGGTTGCGGTCGCAAGCCGCGCCGTAGACTTCGGCAGACGGCTCGCGATCTCCGTAAAGCAGGTAGAGGGCAATGGCAGCGGCAAGCTCTGACTTCCCGTTCTTCTTCGGAATTTCAACATACGCCGACAGAAACTGACGCTTGCCGTTTTCTCTGACGATGCCGAACACGTCGCGCACGATCTGTTCCTGCCAGGGCAGAAGGATGAACTTCGACCCCGCCCATTTGCCTTTGGTGTGACAGAGGTTTTGGATGAAGCGGACTGCGCGGTCGGCTTTGGCCTTATCGTAGTGGGATTCGGGAAGCATGAAGGGTGAAGTGGTGTACTTGAACGCCATTACTCCTCACCCCCAAGCAGACGCTCCATCTCATCGGCGGGGTCGACCGCGCCCTCTCCTGCGATGATACGGCTGCGCGCCGAAGGCGTGAGTCCGAACTGCTCGCAGAAACGGAGCATGATTTTCATATTGGTCTGCGCGATGGAAACCTGCGGCACCTGCTGAAGATAGCCGTTTGGCGTCCGCACCATCGCGCCGTGCTGCGTGATGAATTCCTCGGCTTCCTTCCATCTGGCGTATGCCTGGCAATACCCGGCAAAAGCGGCCATATCCATTTCGGTGAGCAGACCCATCTGTTCGAGAATCCTGCCCATGCGCCGCCATTCCTTTTTTGCTTCTTCCTCAAGCCAGGACGGACAGCGCGGAGCTTTGCGGTCCGGCTTCGGTTCTGCGCCGTTCAGCGGACGGCGACCGGGGTTGCCCTCAAGCTCCTTCAGAGCCGTGGGCTTTGGTTTTCTGCCTCTCTGTGCCATCGGACACACCTCCTCTCGGTGAAATGGGCAACAAAAAAGACCGCCGAAGCAGCCTTGAATAAAGTATGTGTACGAGATACAGCCCCCTCAAGGGCTGTTCCCGGTATTTGGTTTAGTTGTACTCGTGAATCAGAATGTCTTTCGCAAGGTCGGTGTCGGGGTCGCTCGCCTTGATGTCCCAGCCTCTATCGAAGTTCAGAACGATTTTGCCGTCCCGCTTGAGCATCATCTTGGAAATGCGGCCGCCGTCGATGCCGAACTGCGAACCATCGTCGTAATGCTTGACCCAGTAATGAAAAATGCTGTTGTAAACCTTCAAGCTGCCCTCTGCCCACATAATTCCGTCCTCCTTATTTCGCGCTGTTCCAACGGCGGTCCATCTCGACCATGAGGTCGTGGTTGCGGTTGAT